ATGGCACGATTGGCTACATGAAGTAGCCGATCTACTTGAAACTGGTACTGAGGATTGGCAGGACGCTCATAATGAATATCATGATGAATATATGGAACACATTATGGAAGATTGGCAAGAAGTCTACGTAGATGAAAATGGATACATTCATCATAAGGTTACTAAACGTTCTGAAATTAGTAATAAGTATTTTGAACGTAGCGCTGAGCTTTATGAGCAGGGAGAAAAAAATGTTCGTAATGCTCTTTCTATGATTGCTGAGCACTTCCATGCTATTTGGGATTAAGGAGAATATATGATTAGTAAAATACAAGAAAATAATGGTATTTATTATTGTAGCAACTGTCGTGTGCGACAGTGTGATCTGAAGCCAAACTGTGTATTTTGTGGCAATTGGTTCTCTAATTATGAGGATATTTTAATTAAATAGCTGGCAGATAAATTTATTAATGATATAACAGGAGAACCTCCAGATGCGGTAAAACAATATCGTGGATTACGTAGATTCTGTGATATACTAGATGATGCACCAATGATGGATTTAAATGAACTAGAAGAAGCACTGAAAGGAGATCAAAAATGAAAGTAACATTTACGGAAGAAGTAGAAAGTCGAACAGCATTTTCACGCAAGATGTATTGCACATGTGGTTCTCATATGTATTCTATTCATCATCAGGTAGAACCCAATATTTGGTGGGTTGCCTGCGATCTGTGTGAAAAAGAAGGCCCTATGTCTCCTGCCCGCGAAATTGCTATTGCAAGGTGGAAACAAATAGGTACTGATAATTAATAAATAAAGAGGTGGTTCTTAGTGATTACACCTAATGAAGCTTGCCTTATGGCAGATAAAAATGAACTTAAAGATATTTAGGATTATATTAAAGAGGTTGCCGAGTGCGGCGGCCATACAATTTATACTTCTCGAATAAGTAAAGGAACAGTTAGACGTCTTAGAGAGTTAGGATATAAGTTATATGGTTTTGGCGGTATGTATCGTATTCGATGGAGGACTAATAAATGTTAACGATGTTTACCGCTCTTGAAGCGCGCGCAACCGCTTATCTCGTATCGCCGGAAGATTATTCACTTTATCAGCATATTGAAATTAGAATATAGGATACTGTGCAACACGGTGGTACTAATATATTGTACGCGGGCGCAATAAATAATCATGTGATAGATGCATTGCGCGCGCTTGGTTATGAAGTAACTCATTTAGAATATGAAGGGAAAGAAAAAATGATACGTATTGATTGGTCACGTATCATGTGTCCAGATAGTTTAGTATGTCCAAAAGAAATAGTAAAGGAGAAATAACATGAGTATTGTAAGTGATCTTGAAAATTATCTAGAGTCTCGACCAGATGAAGATATCTTTGAACTAATGTATGTATTATTACGGGTCGATGAAGTCGCGGAAGAGTGGATTACATACAAGGAAATTGATATAGATGAAGAACTGGAGATTGTAGATGAAGTTATAAATGAAATGCCTATGGATCGGCGCTGGCTTAATATGAAAGAAGGCCGTTATGAAGCTTTTATTAAATATGTTCATGATCGTCTACTTAATTATTATAATAAGTTAAAGGAGAACTAATATGCCTAGAACATTAGAAGAACTTGCGGTAATGCTTGCAAAACGTGATGGACTTACTTTTGACGAAGAAATGCGGACTATTAAAATGGCTGCAGCAGATATGGAACATGCTTTCTATAATGGATCACTTGATGAAGCAGAAGATATTTTACGTACTAGCTTGGGTTTGGAACCCGATTATTTGGATTTGTTTATATTTTAATAAGCGGCGAAAGTCGCTTATTTTTTTACTCTCAAGAAGGTGATCATATGACCTTACTAGAAAAGTTTATTAATAAGATATTTGTAATTAAGGCACTTAAACCTAAGTACAGATAGCCGGGTGATGGATCGGATGGTACTTGCGATTGCGTTGGCCTCATAATTGGTGCGTTTCGCCGTATTGGAATAAAATGGTCTGGTATACACGGCAGCAATTGGTTCGCGCGAAAAGAAGTAACTAATTTAAAGAAAATTGAAGATTAGAGTGAACTTAAAGTTGGTGATGCTGTATTTTAGGTGTATGAACCTGGCGAAAAAGGTTATGCTTTACCAGGCCGCTATAAGAAAGGCGGTAAATATTATAATGGCGATTTGCGCGATTACATGCATATCGGAGTTGTAACAAGTGTAGAACCATTTGGAATCACTCATATGTGGAAACCAACTGTAAAAACTGATACTTCTGTCGGTAAGTATTGGGATTATAAAGGATGGTTAAAAAGATTAGGTAATGAACCTATTCCAGAATTACCAGCGCAGACACCAGTTGCTAATTGCAAGGCGCGCGTAAACGCAACATCTGGTAAATATGTTAAAATGAGAAAAGAACCAAGTACAAAATGTAGTATTTATGAAGAAATACCAATTGGCGCGATTGTTACAATAGAAGAGCCTGGCGAAGAATGGGCAAAGATTAGTTATGGTAAGTGGAAAAATTGGTATATGATGGCTAAATTTTTAGATATAGTATGAGGCGCGAATAGCGCCTCATTTTTTATTTGACTTTTTTTCAAATTTATATTATAATATTTATAGAAAGACAGGAGGATGTATGTTATGACGATGAAGAATACTTTTCAAGCACAGCATGTCGAAAGATTGAAAAAGTTTTTTCCTATCGGCGCGCGAGTCAAACTTAATCATATGAATGACGAATATGCTCCTCCTGTAGGTACAGAAGGTATTATTCGTTTCATTGATGATGCAGGCACTATTCATGTTAAGTGGGATAACGGCAGCACTCTTGGTGTAATTTATGGCGAGGATTCTATTGAGGTTATTGAAAGGGCATAATTATGGGACTGTTTAATAGAAATAAAAAGAAAGAAGTACCTGCCGCAGAATCGCCTATTTTTGTTTCTGCACATGAACATACATGGAAGGATATGCCCTGGTATATGATTACTTATTATAGTAGTTCAGTTTGCACTGCAGGCTATAAAATCATAGAACCATTTGTTTGTATAACATGCGGTGAACGTAAAGATGTAACCTTGGAAGAACTTGAATGGAGTAATATCTCTGTTGAAACACGAGAAAAAAGATATAGAGACCTAAGAGAACTTTATAAAAATTACCTAAAACCGCGCGCAATTGTGGAAGATATGATTAATAATATTACACTAGTAAAAGACCCTCAGCGGCTTGCTATGTTAGAAAAGATGCTCGGCTCGCCGCATAGTAATGTTGGTTCTTCGGCGGAAAAAGTAAATGAGGAAGAAAAGGAAGAAGAATCAGAATTCCGAATTATACTTCCTCCAAGGAGTACATAATGCGTATAAGACAATGGTGGTGTGGTTTTTGGCATGGGCATGAATGGATTACATTGGCCCATAATGGTATGGCACGACGTCAGTACTGCCGCAGATGCGGCCGCGAAAGATGGCAAAAATTATTTGTTTAAGAGGTATATATGAAAATTATTAGACGATTAGATGAAGAAGATATCAGAAAGATTATTATGGAATACTTTGATGTACGACCATCTCAGGTACGTACATATCATACTACTGAATGTAGAGGATATGGCATGGATGAACATGAAGAACCAGTGTTCTATATAGAGGTAGAAAACGATGAACAATCTTGATAGAATTGCGGATGTTGCAGTAATTGGCGCAATAATTGCAGTAATTGTTCTTAAAATTATAGGAATAATTACAATTCCTTGGGTTTGGCTGCTTTCGCCAATCTGGATATGTTTTGGTCTTGGTATTATAATAGCATTAGCTATGATGATAATATTTTTTATTCAATGTAAAAAGGAGAAAAGAAAATGAACGGTGTAAAAATGAATGATTGTCGGTTTTATGTTAATGAAGAAGAGCGAACGGTTGTTTGTGTGATTCCCAATACCAGAGATATGGTAAAGAATTTTATTGAAGAGCATTTCCGTTGGGGTGATCTTGATTTTGGTTTCGCCATGAGTTATAATTTTATTGAGCAGAAACTAAAGATGCCACATTCTTTTAGCGGCAAGGCCGTATGCGCGCCTGAAGATGAATGGGACGTTGAATTTGGTAAGAAAATCGCATTCGCTAAGGCAAAGAATAAGTGCTATCGGAGTTTCTTCCGGCGGGCAAATACGTTTGTTCGGAGCATTGATGCGCGGCTTGGTGATATTATCAACCTATTCAATGACTTCGGTGAAAAACTCGACAAGAAGAGTAAGGCACTTCAGAAAGAAATTGATGACCACCTTGGTATTACAGAAAAGTAAAAAAAATAAGAGGCACTTAAAGTGCCTCTTCAATTTGTTTTATAGCGGCAGAAACTACTTTTTCTGCCTCTTTTACTATATCTATATATTCTTCCTATTTTACTTCAATCTTCTTGAGAGTTGTATAGGGATAATAGAAACTGAGTATTTCCCTATACCCAACCCCATTAGCGCCAGCATACTTCGCGCCAGCTTGACTTAAACCAATGCCGTGTCCGTTGCGTGCAACTTTAGATTTTTTAGTCCAATCATCTTTACGTGCAATTAAGTAAGGACGCTTTTGGCCCCATACTTCTTCACATGAATATGTGCGGCCGCCATTACTATGAGAGAAATATGTGGTACAATACTTACCACCATATGTTAAAATTTCTCCCGCAGTTTCAGCCGCAGCCTAATTGCATACAGTGTAATAGTCGCGTGCGGCAATATATGCTTGCGCCTTTCCAGCATCATCGCTAATAGCTTTACCTTCTAATACTCCGCGAGAAGCAGCAAAAGTGCGACAAGCCACAGCCTGCGCCTTACATGCTTCTAAAGAAGCATTACCAATTTCAGATGCTACAACGCATCTTACATAGTCTTCTAATTCAACTTCAACAATTGTGCCACTTGCACATTTAAAATGTTTCATATTACTTGGAGTGGTTACTCGCACCTTAATCTTCATATCTTATCACCTCATATATTAAGTATTTGACTAATTTCAAAATTATGGTATAATTTTATTAGAGGTGAAGAATATGAGAATAAAAGTTGAAGCAGAAGATGCTCAAAATTTGATAAAATTTCTAGATGAATGTCAAGATGAAACAAAGCTATGGGCAACCGTAGAACTATCAGATGGTAATAGTATTAAATTTGAAACCTCAAAGGAAGAAGTGGAAATAAGTGAAAGAAAGATTCTTTAAATTTGCGCGCGAAGCGTCTTTTCAAGCAACGTATACCGGATCGCATCGGTTCTCTCCTATGATTGGCGCATGTGCAGTATATAAAGGTTCTATTATAGCAACCGCGTGGAATACTAATAAAACTTCTCCACTGCAGGCGCGCTATAATGTTTATAGATTTAACGCGGATACCCCGGATAAAGCACATGCGGAAGTATCTTTAGTCCAGAAACTTAGATGGAAGTTTGGAGACTCTATAGATTGGTCTAAGGTGCATATCTATTTGTATAGAGAATATAAGGATGGCCGCCTGGCGCCGAGTCGGTGTTGTCCTAGCTGTCTTGCCTTGCTGAAAGAACTTGGTGTTAAGAAAATTTATTATACTACCGAAGATGGATATGTCGAGGAGAAATTTAAATAATGGAAACGAATTGGGATGAATATTATGAAATTTGGAAATTCATAGTAATGCAGGTGGCAATTTTATATATAATACTACGAGCATGTGTGGAGGAAAAATAATGTTTTCATTAAAAGAAGTATCAGAACCGCGTTTTAAGCCAGAACAGATTCAAGTAGAGGATGATTACCCTATAATTACTCCAGCAGTTATTCCAGAACAAAGTCAAAAACTATGTGTAAAAAAGGATGAAATATTTTTCTGCGGCCATCCTCATTGTATGGAAGCAGATGAAGAAGTATGTAGAAATTGCAGATTCCATAAAACATATAAAAAATAAAATTATGCGACATTAAGTCGCAATTTTTTTTATACATTAAAAACTAAAACAATTATTATCTTATTCCTCCCATACACAACAATTAGAAAGAAGTTTATACTTCTTGATAAAATTTGAGAAAAAGGAGGTAAATGGTTATGGCGTATACGAAAACGAATTGGGTTTCTGGCGATCCTATTACGCAAGAACGTATGAATCATATCGAAACAGGTATTGAAGATGCACATAATATGTAGTCTAGCATTAATGCTGTCTCTGGTGTTGCTAATGAAGCCGCTTCAAAAGCCAATGAAAACTCTGGAAAAATTGGCCAACTTGAAACTGCGGTTGAAAACTTACAAACTAGTGTAACACAGAATGGCTCATATGGTCAGGAAGCTATGGTTCAAATCCATGCTGCTACTGACAGTAATGAAACTCCATATGATAATCTAGATAGTCGTTTTACTGCTATTGAGAATAATGCATCAACTGAAGCAGGTAAATTAGCTGGTCTAATTACTGAAGTTACTACTGCTCGTGGTATGGTTGGCGGAGTTGCCGCAACTAACTTAAAGCAAAAGATTGATGATATTGATACCAGTATTAGTGCTTTAAGTGGCGGCTATCAATCTGTTAAAAATAGCTACGATCAAGCAAAGGGTACTTATAACTCTTTAAATGACCGTCTAACCACAGATGAAAGTAACTTCAATAGTCTATATAGTGAAGTTGACGCGGCTCGTAAGTCAAATGGTACATTAAAAGATCACTTTGATGATATTGACAATGCCATTACTGCGGCTAAGCAATCCGCGGCGAAAGATACCACTTATGATTCTATGGATGCTCGTTTTGAAGCATTAGAAACAGAAATGGTAAATGCTCGCGGCGGCCAGACTGATGTAGATACTCGTTTAGATACAATCGAGAGCAATGTTTCCGGTTTATCCAATGATAAAATTGCAAAGACTGCAATCGCAAATAACCTAACAACCGATACAGAGGGAAAGGTCTTAGATGCTCGTCAAGGCAAAGCATTAGAAGATAAAAAGGTTAATTATACTGATATAAAAGATAATCTTACTTCTACTGATACAGATAAACCATTAAGCGCCAATCAAGGTAAAGTATTAAAAGATACAATTGATGCTATGGATACTGCATATAAAGCAGCTGACACTGCATTAGATGGTCGTTTAGATACAATTGAAGGAAATCTTAATACTTCTTCCACAGGCTTACTAGATCGTGTGACTGCAGCAGAAGGAGATATTGATACTTTACAAGCAGATTTAAATACAACCACCACTGGTTTAAAAGACCGTATGACCGCTGCAGAAGGTGATATTGACACTTTAGAATCTGATCTTAATACTAGTACTACTGGTTTAAAAGACAGAATGACTGCGGCTGAAGGTAGATTAGATGCTATTGATGGTGTCAGCGGTACTGTTGCTGGTTTAGCCAGTCGTATGAGCACTGCTGAAGGCGATATTGATGCACTAGAAGCTACTATCAATACTACAACCACTTGTCTAGTAGATAAAGTAGGTGCACTAGAAGATGCAGTTGGTGATGCTTCTACTGGTCTTGCGGCAACAAAAACTATTGCAGATAACGCGGCCTCTGCCGCAAGCGGTTTAGATACTAGAGTAACTGCTTTAGAGAATAAGCAAGATACTATTATAATTGCTAAGCCAGTAAGCGGCAGTAATTATACAGATGGCGAACCAAATAGCACCGCAGTAGGAACTCCAAGCGCAGACGTAAATTACTTAATTCAAAATGATGATGATAAGTATTACTACTGGCGTTACATTAGTAATTCTTGGGAATTAATTAGTGGCGCCGGTGGCGGTGGAACAGGTAGTTCCTCTGGAGAATTTGCTGCTTCCTTGGAAGCCATTACTGTTCCAGATGAAAATACAGATTATTTCGTAGGAAATAATACAATTGGGTATACTCACTATCGTTATATTCCTCCTATTGAAGAAGGCGCAGATGGAACATTTGTTCGTATTCTACCAAATGGACTATTAATTAATGCTGGTGTAACCGCAGATGGTGGTCTAGTTGCCTATACAGTAGGTAATAGTAATGATAATGTATTCGATGATTTCGTAGCATTTAAAGATGTTGAAGCATCTCCTGTTAAAGATGAAAATGAACAGGTAATTGCTACTGACTTAGTATTTACCGATACTAATGGTACAACTCATACCGCACGTGTCCAGGGTGGCGGTGGTGGCGGTGCAGTAAGTTCTTATACAATGCGTTTAAATAATACTTTAAGCAGCTTAAAACTTACAGTACCAAAGAAAGAAGGATTCCAAGCACAATTAAGTGCAAAGGTTGTAGTTAAAGATGCTGGTGTAATTGATGAAACATTTGATCAAAGCCACACTATTGATGTATCTGTACAATATCGTTTAAGCACTAGTGATCCTTGGACCAACTTCACTACTTTAACCGCGCTAAATAATACAGAATTTACAGTAAATGTCAATTCCATTTTAACTCTGGGTACTAAGACATATATTCGTATGACTGCATCAACTACAATTGATGATGAAGTTAAGACTAGTTCTTTAACTTATGAAGTGACACAGGTTGAAATGTCCATTTCTGCGGTCAACTTCAATCAAGCAACAGTACGTACAACCAACTTCAACTTCCAGTATCGTTGTATGGGTAGCGGTTTAACTAAAGTCTTACACTTCTTAATTGATGGTGTCGATATTGCGGGATCACCAATCACCACTACTCTCCATAATGATATTGGACAGCAATCTATTCCTGTTACGGGTTTAACTGCTGGTATGCACAGTTTCCAGGTTTACTTTACTGTTGATGGTATTTCCTCCAATATACTCAATTATTATATTATTTATAATAATGATAGCAATCGTTTAGCTCCTATTGTTGCTCTCGCAGCAGAAAATAGTACCATCACATATGGTGACGATTTAAAGATTAACTATACTGTTGCTACTGTTGGAACTGAAACAACTGATAGAGTTTACTTAGAATTATATACTTTAGATGGCTCTACTGAAGTACCATATGCTAGCCAGGTATTCCTTGATGTTGAGAATGAACAGGTTAAGGAATGGCGCCCGGTTGAATATCCAGAATCTGGTACCGCATATGTACGCGCAACCGCAACTCATACTATTAGTGGTACTGATTATACTGATACCAAAACTATTCAGATTGCTATTAATGAATTAGAATTACCAGCTGGATATAGTCTAGAACCTGCCGGAAAAGACAATCTAGTATATTCTTATAATGCTTATGGCCGCACCAATAACGATGCTGGCAAGGAAGTATATCATTATGATTATGAAGCATTAACCGGACAAACTATTGAATGGACTGGTGCCTTTAATGGATTTAACTGGTCTGGTGATGGTTATGTTGATGGTTAGACACTAACTATCAGCGGCGGTGCTACTCACACTGTTGATGTACCAATCTTTCAAAATGCTTATGATGGAATTACTCTAGAAAGTAGCGAAGGCGTTTCTGATATTTCTAAACTTGGTCGTACAATTGAAATTGAATACGAAGTTGCTTCCGCAACTAACTTAAATGATGTAATTATTGATTATATGGCAAATGGTACAGGTATTCAAGTTACTCCACAAAGTTGCTACTTACTAAAGAGCGGTAGTACTGCTAATGTAGATAGCACAGGATTCATTCTAAATGAAAGTGATATTGCTGCGGCATATCTAACTCCTGGTATGAGAATCCATCTTGCATTTGTAATTGAGCCTTGGTCTGATGTATTAGCTTATGATGAAAGTTACCATCAGTCTGTTAATATTTATGTTAACGGTGAATTTGCAAATGCTTGCCCATATGTACAAGGTACTGATAGTTTTGCAAGTACAGCAACTCTACGTATTGGTAGTAGTTCTTGTATCATTAAACTATATCAGATTAAACTTTACAATCGTGGTTTAACTCACAAAGAAATTCTACAGAACTATAAAGTTGCTCCTGCAGCAACTCGCGATAAGTTAACTCGTCTATATGATAATGATATTCTTAATGCAGATGGTTATGTAGATTATGAAAAAGCACGTACCAAATATACTTGCTTACTATTAACTGGCCCTGAACCAGTTTATACTACTACTACCGGCGGCGAAACCGTTTTAAGCAACCCAACAGTATCTCCATATAAAGGTTATCCATCTCCGGCTGGCCGCAAGAATAAGAAAACAGGTAAGGCAGAAAAGAAAACTGAATCTGGCGTTACCCTTACAAAACCAAATCCTAACGTACAGCAAGGATATGATGTAGAATTCGATTTACGTGATGTAATTCCTACTGATCAGAATATTCCTGTTGAAACTTATCTTGGCGCACGTGGCGCATATGTATCTAGCAATAACGTACAGGGTACATCTTCTCAGAAATATCCTGTTCATAACTTAAAAGTATATCTCGCTAAATGGCAGGCACCTAAGACTACTACTTCTGAAGTAGAAGTTGAAAATGGCGAAGATACTACTGGTTATGAAACTGTTACTAGAACATATAAAGATGTTGATGGTGAATGGGTAGAAATCGAAGACGGTGAAGATACCACCGGATTAACTACTACAATCAAGACATTTAAGATTGTGACAACTACCACTCCTGGCGAAATTAAGAAAGTTAAATATTCATTAAAGGGCAAGGACGAACATGGTGATGATATTGGTTATGCAGAAAGTACTTTATGCTGGAAAGCAGACTATATGAGTACTGACCATGCTAATACATTCAATGCTAATATTGCCGATGGACTATTTACTGATGTATTACCAGGTGCTTCTTGGGGAGCAAAGCATTAGAATGTTGTTTATGGTATTCGTTGCTTACTATTCCAGAAACAAGGTAATGCCGCACCAGAGTTCCTTGGTGATGGTTGCTTAAACAATGATAAGGGTAATAGTAAAACCTATGATCTAGAGCGCGATGGCGATGATAATGCTGATACTTCTAGTCAAAAATGGGAACTTACCAACAACTCTGATGATCTTGGATATTTCAAGACCGATACAGTATTTAGAACTGTTGGTGAGGGCGCGGATGCGCACATTCAGGCTAAAGACGCATTTGAATCCACTTATCCAGATGAAGGCGATTTAGATGATGCTGGTTATGTTCCTAACTACAACCACTTACAGATTCTATTAACTTGGTTAAGTAAGCGCGCGAACTACTGGGATGAGACAGATCCAACTACTCGTGCCGCGAAGAAACAAATCTTTATTGATGAGTTCACCGACCACTTTAATATGGACCATGCTCTAACATATTATCTATTCTCTGAATATATTGCACTATGCGATAACCGTGTAAAGAATATGTTCTTACGTTCTGATAATGTTAAGAGTGAAGTAGTTTATAAACTTTCTGACCCTTCAACACCAATTTTCGAGGGCAATAGCAATCCAAATGCAGATTTCTTTAAAGCAATTGATGCTATTGATACAGGCACCACACAGCAAGTTGCTGTTGAAGATCCTGAAACCCATGAAATTAGTTATGAAACTCAAACAGTATATCGTTATGAGTTACATAATAGAGATGACATTGACTGGGCTAATTCTACATTCGCTGTTTGGGCACCAGTACTTTATGACTTAGACTCCTGTTTCGGTGTTGAAAACGTAGGTTACATTCGTGTTCGTTATGATGCAGGTTGGGATTACACTTGGAATAATGCTCCTCAGTTCAATGGTTATGAATCTCGCTTATGGCTACAATTCGCAGATTGCTTTGATGCAGAGATTAAAGCTGCGGCACTATCCTTATACAATCGTGCCGATGGTCTAAACTATACTAACTTCTATCGTCAACAGATTACTGGAAACCTTGAGAATATTTCTCCAGCTTTAAGTAATCAAGATATGTTAGTAAAATTCGATAAACCTTGGTCTGAAGGCTTTATTAACTATTCTCTTGCTGAGCCAGCAAAAGAAACTCCATACTACAAGTACTTACAACGCGGTTCTCGTACTGCACAAAAGACAGCATTTATGAATATGCGCTCTAAGTTACTATCTAGTAAGTACGGCGCCAATGAATTTACCAATGACGCTATTAAGTTCCGTACTGGTGTTCCAGTTGGTCAATCCAACTTACAAGATACCAGAATTACAGTTGTAGCTAATCAGGTAATGTATCCTGGCGTTGCATATGGTGATAATAAAGCTCCTACTCGCGCGACTGCAAATGGTGGTAAGATTAATGCAGGATAGTCCTGTGATATTTATGCAACAAGTCCAGTACAAGGTAATGACGGTATCTTCATTTGTGGTGCCTCTATCTTAACAGATATTGGTGACCTAAGTGCATTCCGTCCATATCAGATTGATGTTGGCGCGGGCGTAAATCTAAAGCGTCTAATTGTTGGTTCTAATGCAGCTGGTTATACTAATGGTAATACCGATACATTAATGAACCTCAACAAATGCGTACTACTTGAAGAAGTTAATGTACGTAATTGTACCAATGTTTCCACATTAGATCTATCTAATAACCCACTAATTAAAAAGGCTTATGCGGCAGGTTCTGGCGCAACAACCTTAATATTCCCGAATGGCGGCGTTCTTAACACTGTTGAGTATAGCGCGGTCACAGGTAATATTACAATCTTGAATCAGAAGAACCTATAGAACTTCACTTATGAAGGATCTGAAACAAATCATTATGGAGCATTAACCAAGTTATGGATTGAAAATACTCCTAATGTACCTATTGTAGATATTATCAATACTGCATTGGGCGGTCTAACTGCTGGTGTTCGTTTAGTAGGTTTAGATATTGATCTATTTGAAAATGCTTCTACACAGGCTGAACTTGATGAAGCATTAGAAGTCACTACGCTATTCTTAAATACTCTTGCTAGTGATCTAGCTAAGGGCAAATACTTAGATAGCGCGGGCGCATTTACTCCTGGCAATACACAGCGTCCATATATTAGTGGTAAGGTTCATGTTACTTCTATCCGTAATTCCTTACTTAGCAAGTTGAATGAGTATTATCCAAACTTAATTGTTTATAATACTATTGATAGTAATGGAGTTGTCGGTAATAATATTATTACAGAATATACTGTAGAATATCGTAATTATGATAATACCTTATTATATACTGACTATCGTACTGGCCGTGAGCATTTTATTGATCCAGTTGCAGATATTAATCCTATTACTGGTCAACCTTATATTTCAATGCCAACCAAGCCAGAAGATGAACAATATAAGTATAAATTTGGTACTTATGAAGATGATGAGTATATAAGATATTCTGGTTGGGTTAAACAGTATACTACTACTAACCCAATTGATGACGACTATCCACAAGGCAATACAGTATTTATCGCTTACTATCCAACAACTCAAATTCAACGTTATACCGTTAACTGGTATGAGGAAGCTGCTGGCGCGGTAATTAAATCTTATACCGCTAACTATGGTGTTGATATTAGTGGTTATACACAGCCTGAAGAAGATGGTACTGTCCATCGTATTAAGGTTGACGGAAATACTGTTAAAGTATTTAAAGGTTGGGATAGACCTGTTGGTAAGTTAACTGGTAATACTAATGTATATGCTTTATGGGAAACAAGTACAATTGATAATGGTGTTCAGGCGAATGACATTGTAATGAATGAATTAAGCGCTGCTGACCTTGCCGCAATCGCGCGTTTAGGCTCTGAAGCAAAAGTACGTATTCTTGATGATAAATTGGGTAATAGTCCAATTATGGTACAGATGGGACGTGACTTCGACTATACTAGCGGAGTTAATACCACTGATCTACTTAATGGCGCAACCAAGTTTAATTTCACAAGCAATACTGCAGAAGCTAAGATTTATGACGGCGCACATGGCACATTACCAGAGGTTCGTCCATTACAAGTAAATAGTGACTGGACTCTAGCAATTGACTATAAGTTCTTACTAACATCTACATTATATACCAATGGTACTGAATGGGTACTTGCTTCTTGCTATTCCAATGTTGATTCTACTATCCAAGGCTTTAAGCTTTCTTTAGTAAAGAATAACACACAAAATAGTGTAGAGCAATATGTAAGATTAACTTGGGGTACAGCCACGGTTAACTTAGACTATGTAACAATTGATCGTTCTGCATCCAATAATAAACAATATAGTAGATCTTACCGTAATATGGTAGTATTACGTCATAAGGCTTCTGAGCCTACTGTACTATATGTCTATTATGTAGCTCCAAACCTTAATGTTACTGATGTACCTTATGGTGCAAACATTAATCCTGTCACAACTTATACTACTTTAACTTGGGCCAATAGTAATGCAATGAACACTCCACTTATTTTAGGTGGTAACTATGAGAATCCTGCGGCCGCATCTCCAGTAATTGAAAATCGTACTACTGGTAGACCTGCAAGAGGAGTTGTTTATTGGGCTAAGTTCTGGAATAAAGATTTGGGTGATAAGAACTGTAATGCATTAGCTGCATGGCCACATGAGAAAGTACCATTCTTCCTTAGTGGTTATGATAATAATGATACTCCTACTACACAGATCCTAGAAAATACAAATCTAACATTCGTTGCAGCGCAAGCTGTCGGTGATAGATATGCTTATCCTCTACGTTCTCAATTAACTCCTACTAATAATTACTTTGGTTGGCGCGATACTGATGAGCGTAGGATTTGTAACAATCGTATTTATAAAGGTATGTCAACGCAGTATCAATCTATTATACTAAATACTAATGTAAATGCAGTATATAGTTACATGAATGATTCTAATGATGCAAACGCAACACTAATTACAACTCAAGATTACTTCTATCTCCCAGCTGAGTGCGAAGTAAGTAAAGACGCTGTATCTAACGGATTAAAAGAACAAGAAATTTCTCCAAGTTGGTATTAGAGCAATGGCGCTTGGCCATGGCTGAAAGCCAATAACATTAAGAACTGGTATGTAATTGATTCTGGTGATACTCTTGTACGACAGGATCCACCAGATCATAACGCGTTCTTATATCGTTTCATTGGTAATTATATTAAGCCTACCGCAAGAATTTTCTATATGAATAGAAATCCATATAATAGCGGCAATACTTGGACATATGACAATAATCAGATAGAGTTACAATCCGGTGACGTTTGGGTTATTCCTGCTGGCGGCTATCATGAAGATAATTATAACATATCTGAAGGTTTGGCATTTATCTATTATACAAATGCTGAAATTAATGAAGGTATTTATGTTGATGTAATTACCGATGGTGGCGGTTGGAAGAAAGCAGATATCTGGCATTTACGTACCTATAATCTAGGACAAAATACCGCATATGAAAACTTACTTGAAAAAGTAGAAGACAATGCTAATATTATGACTACTCCTGGTAACAACTATAGACGTACTGAAGGCCGTATCTTATGTCCTGAATTTTCTATTTAATATAAAGAAAGGGAGAAGCGGGTGCTTCTCCCTTCTCTTTAAAGGAGGTATTTATGAAATATTATAAGTTATTATCAAACGAGGAATTTATTGGTATAGTAACTTCCAAGGATTTCATTAGAGCAAATCCAACCAATGGATGGCTGTTAACTTCCGATGAAAATAAAGGACAGTTTGTTTCTTGTAACAGTACGTTATATAGAGATTACTGGATGCAGCCAATCAAAGATGTTAATGTTGCTTATACCTAGGTAAGTATAATTGAAATTCCCGAATAGGAATATAATGATATTAAAGACATAATTGATAATAATGAAGAAGTTATTATTGATAATGACGATGATGAAGAAGAAGAATATATTCCAGAACCGGAAGAAGAAGAACCGGATGAAGTTTTAGTATTTTTACGTAATACTAAACTTAAAGAAATGAGTGCAACTTGCCGCAATACCATTGAACATGGCTTTGATCTAGAACTTCGCGGCGAAGTTCATCATTTCTCACTTGATACTCAAGATCAACTTAATTTGATTAGTTTGAGCGCGATGGCACAGACTCAACAATTAATCCCATATCATGCAGATGGTGAAGCATGTATCTTCTATACAAATGAAGAAATGAATGAAATTGTTGAAACCGCGACCGCATTTAAGATTTATCATACTACATACTATAATGCACTAAAAGCATATATTAATAGTTTAGAAACTATTGAAGCAATCGCGACTATCTACTATGGAATTGAAATTCCAGAAGAATTTAAGTCCGATGTGCTTAGAGCATTAGAAGCATGAAAACATTATTGAAAAATATTATATTATTCATAGTATTTGGCGCGATTTACTTTGGTATAGAGTGCGCGTGGAAAGGACATTTAACCCATTGGAGTATGTTCATTCTTGCGGGAATAGTGGGAGTCCTCATTGGCGGCATTAATGAACATATTCCGTGGGAAATGCCATTATGGAAATAGTGCGGCATTGGTATGATAATAGCAACAGTTGGTGAAGCCATTACTGGCTTAATAGTAAATATATGGTTAGGATTAAATGTGTGGCACTATAATATAATGCCCTTTTTCTGGGGACAATGTAGTGTTCCATTTATGTTAGCATGGTTTGTTCTCTCTGGTATGTGTATTCTAATAGATGATATGATTAGATGGATATGGTTTGGGGAGGAAGAGCCAAGATATTATTAAGGGGTGAAACGGTTATGACAGTTATTAAATGTATGTCCGAAGATATTGAGGCCACATTAGATAAGGCCGAAGACAATATCAAAAATGCAATTAGGTATAAGAACGATTATCCTATTGCGTCAAAATCTTTCTATACTAAATCAGTTGCTTTAATGGAAAGTATTAAGCAATAGCATGATGCTATTGTTGTTTTAATTGAGGAGTATAGAAAGGAAAAGGGTGAGCCACCAGCTCCAATGATGGCAATTTATAACTATTTACATGAGCGGCATATAGATAAGGCCGCGGCAATTAAAAATTTATAGGACATGTATATTAAGTAAAAGAAGGTGATGTCTATGGCGAAGAAAGTCGCAGTAGCCGCTTTACAGTATAGTAAGTGGTTAAGTAAATATATTTGTGGCATTTGGGCCGCATATCGTTTCGCCGCATTAATCGCAACTGTCATCCGGCCGGAAGCGGCTGAAGCCTTAGCATCTACATTGTATAACCTTGACTGGATTATGCTTGTAAATGAGGGTACTTATCTAATTAACTCTCTCGGTGAAAAATATATATATAGCGATAGATTTATATTTAAATGGCTTGAAACTGGCGGCTTTAAGCAGCTGGTTGGCCGTGTATTAACCGTTAAAAAGCAAGCAGAAGAAGTCATTGAAGAAGAACTTGAATCCGAACAAGAAATAATTGAAGAAGAACTTCAAGCTGAGGCAGGTGATGAAGATGGCAACGACGATTCTTGCGGTTGATCTAATTGTTAAGTTTAAATATGCCTACGACAATAAGTGGGGATATATCATGAATACCGCTGGTATTTTATGGACTTAGGCAAAACAAAATGCTACAACTAATGAAAATGCAAAAAAATATGGATAGCAGTGGGTCGGACACTACGTTGCTGATTGTTCTGGCCTTTTCTCATGGGCATTTGCCCAATTAGGAGGATATATGTATCATGGATCTAACACTATGTGGAATAAATATTGTACTAGTTAGGGTAAATTAAGCGGCGGAAAACGTACAGATGGATAGACTTTAAAACCTGGTACTGCGGTATTTGTTTTAAAGAATGGTACTGATAGATCGCATGTTGGCTTATATATTGGTAATGGTGAAGTTATTGAAGCCAGTGGTACTTAGGTTGGTGTTATTAAAACTAAGATTACTAATAGTAAATGGGCTGAATGGGGCGAATTAAAAGGTGTTAAGTATGAAGAAGAAACTCCTAGTACAGTTGGAAGCGCAGTTGTAAATGCCGTTAGAGTTGCATTACGTACTGGCCCATCTACCAATGACAGTATACTTGTGCGCGTTGACAAAGGAGAGCGTGTACAAGTATTAGGTGAAAGTTGGACTAAAGTTACCTATTAGGGTAAAACTGGATACATGATGACGAAGTTTTTATCTTAAATAAGAGCGCGAAAGCGCTCTTATTTTTTTTATGATTACGAAACAAAAACTGTTATTTTTTTTTAGCACAAATACCTTTCAATTAGGGAATATCCCAATATGATTAAGGGAGTGATAGAAATGGCATATGCAATGACAAAATAGGGTTCATTAGACAATTGCATTACATATGAGTTTATATGTGATACAGTTGCAGATATGAATGCCATTGAAAATAGATACAGAACCATTGGTACTGTAGCTATTGTGCTTCAAGGAGAAAGTGAAGGTCTTGAAGTGTATATCGCCGGTTCTGATAAGAATTGGAACTCACTTAGTAGTGCAGGTGCCAATTCTAGCACGACTGGTGGTTTAAGTATTTACATTTGCGGCCAAGATGAAGTTGATGAGTTGACTGGTTTACCAGATATTGAAGAACCAGATGAAACATCAATTTATTTAGTGCCTGCGGGTGAAACAAGTGGAAATTTATACGAAGAATATATTTATGTTGATGACGCGTGGGAAAAATTCGGTAGCGCGAATATTAATTTAAGTAATTATGTGTAGAAAACTGATATTGCTACTCAAAGTGTCGCTGGTTTAGTTAAAGTATTAGATAATGGAAATGTTACCTTCAATGAACATAATCAATTAGTATTAACATTAGCAGGAACAGCCGTAGTTAAAAGTGGACAAAGCGATCATCCAATTTCTGTCACACATCAACATGAAGCAGCATTCTATGGACTTGCTAAAGCGGCAGGCTAGAATATGAATAATAGTAATAATGCTGTTGGTACTTACACTACAGAAGCCGCGAGTGCAATTCGTACTATGATTGGCGCGGGTACTTATAGTAAACCAGTAGACGGTATCCCGGGCACGGATTTAGCAGAAACTTATTTAACATAGCATCAAAGTTTGGATGATTATGCGCCAAAAGCTAATCCAGTATTTAGCGGGTCTATTAGTATGGGAAGAAAGGCTAATACTACCACGGGCAATCTTAGTACTGCAATTGGTAGCGATGTTACTGCTGATGCAGCATTTAGTCATGCAGAGGGCGTGAACACAACTGCCTCTGGTTTATATGGTTCTCATGCAGAAGGTTCTGGTAATATTGCATCGGGTTCTAGTTCACATGCTGAAGGTTATGTAACTGTTGCTTCTAATTCTAGTTCTCATGCCGAGGGTAGTAATACTATTGCAAGTGGAGCACAATCTCATGCTGAAGGTGAGACTACCACTGCCGCGGGAGCTTATACACATACAGAAGGAAGAAAAACTTACGCTACTGGTGAAGCTTCTCATGCAGAGGGTCTGGGCAATGGTACTAATTCTTATAATTATAGTATATATCCCAATGCTGATCCAACTAAATCTCTAAATAATCGTACTGCATCTTCAACTATGCAAGTAATACCAGGTGCTTCTGGATAGTATTCTCATTCTGAAGGCTATTATACGAGTGCACAAGCAAGTGGTTCTCATGCTGAAGGTAGATATACTGTCGCCAATGGCGCTGGAGGAGAACACGCGGAAGGTGTTTAGACATTCGCAGTAGGTAGTGGTGGAGAACATGCCGAAGGTATGTACACTTACGCCGCAGGCGGTGGTGGCGCACACGCTGAAGGAAAATTTACTATGGCCTCTGGCGCGGGCGGAGAACATGCAGAGGGTCAGTTCTCTGTTGCTGTAGGTCCTGGTGCGGCTCATGCGGAAGGTTATAGTACTTTTGCAAATGGATATGGCGCTCATGCAGAAGGTTATTATACGCAAGCGAATGGAGCAGAATCTCATGCAGAGGGTTATGCAACAATTGCGAATGCCCCTAATTCCCATACTGGTGGTATATATAATATAGGGGATGGATATTCAAATTGGCCAGAATGGACTGCCAATACATCATATGTAGTAGGAGATAAAGTTAAATTAACTATTACAAATGCAAATAATACTACTACTGTTACAGGATATATATGTAATACTGATAACTCTGATAGTGGTTTTACGCCATCTCATTGGACAACTGATTATTAGATGAATTATGCCGAAATCATTGGTAATGGTACAGCAGATAATGCTCGTAGCAATGCCCGTGCCCTTGACTGGCAAGGTAATGAACGCCTAATGGGCGACATATATATTAATTGTAACCCAGATTCTACCGGTGGTACCGCATTAGGTACTTTAATTTCTGGCTATGAATCTCGTATTTCTGCATTAGAAGCAGAAATCGCAAGCTTAAGACTTGCATTACTCGCACTTGCAACCGAAGATGAAGTTACCTTAGAAAATGGTGCTCCATTGACCGATGAACAAGGCAACTTAATTGAATACGATACTCCAACGACTTAATAAAAGGGGGTTTTATATATGAAAATTAGTGAACTAAGTACTCAAAGTTTTTTAGGTGGAACTAATGTTCCAGCTAACTCTTATGTTTTAATTAATTATGCAGAAAGCGCAGGCGCTACTCCTGTAACAAAGAAGGTAAGCGTACAGGAACTTGGTAATGCTATTGCTAAAGAACTAAATTTACCAAGCATTACTTCCGATATTAATGGAGAAATTACCAATTTTCATGTTAAGAGTGTGTCTAATGGCGCATACTCAAACAATGAAGTAACATTACCAGATTTTGATGTGCGTGATACATATACGGTACAATACAATGGTGATGACATGAATACTGTATTGGTTGTTGCGGATACTGAAAATCATCTTTATACAGTAAATAGTAGTAATAGGGCGATGCCAATAACAATTGGTGGCGGTGGTGGCGCTGATGTAAGTGTAGCCATGTCAATAAAATCTGACCCATCTGGATCACCAGATACTGATGTATTTTTTGGTTTAGTCGATACTTATAATGGCATTTTATATACAGCTTCTGATAGCGGTGCTTTAACTCCATTTATGCGTAAAGGAGTGCAACCAGTTGTAGTTTACGATAGTACCGCTGGAGCATTTGGCTACTATGAAGATGATTCCTCTGAAATGATTCCACTTAGTAGTTTTGATCCTACTACTTATCTTGATACAATATATTCTGGAACAATTACATTTATTGATCCTAATAATACATTATATACTGTTAATAATGAGGGCCTATCAACATTAGGAATGCCACTTTTCTATGATACAGATGCTAGCGGTCACTTACTTTTAGAAGATGCTACAGGCAATGTATTGGGTAAAGTAGCACTTATCTCGCAAGCATAATCTTAATTTAATATAAAGGAGATAAAAGGCGTATATGAGTAAATTACAAATTCTTATTCCTCAATATAATGAAACCGATGAAGTTATTAAACCTCTGCTGGATAGTATAGCTATCCAGCAGAATATTAACTTCGATGATATAGAAGTATTTATTGGTAATGATGGTTCTGATACTAAATTATCAATAGACTTCCTAAAAACTTATAACTATAAAATCCAATACCATTACTTTGAACATGGTCGTTTGGCCGCGACTCGTCAAAAGTTGCAAGACCTTGCAACCGCAGATTATATCATGTTCTGTGATGCAGATGATTGCTTTATCAATACAATTGCATTAAGTATAATTTTACAGATTATGCAAACTAAATGTGATATAATTAATTGTGATTTTATAGAAGAACATATAGTAGGAGAAAATAAAGCGTTTTATATACCTCATACGAAAGATTCTGTCTTTGTCCATGGAAAAGTTTTTAGACTTGAGTATTTAAGAGAAAAAGAAATTAAATGGCATCCAGAATTACATGAACATTAGGATAGTCCATTTAATGTATTGGCACTAACATGCACAAAGAATATAAAAATATGTAAAATACCATTATATATGTGGCATGATAATATTAATTCTGTTAGCCGTAAAAATGGTATATATCATGCGCCAAATACGTGGAAGTATATGCTTGATTCTTATTGCGCTTTAATTAACGACTTTAGCGCGCGAGGCTATGGTGCACACGCGTGTTACTATGCAATGTGGGCATTATATGCAACATATTGGGAAATGTCACATGATATATGGAAATAGGATGATATTATAAAATAGAAATTAGATACTTATAATGCTATTAAAAAATTCTGTGAGCGATATAAGTTACTAATTGAAAATTGTACAGAGGAATAGACTAAAAATATTATTGAAAGGACGGAAAAAATAGCCAAAAGAAAAGGACCAATAGGTGATATGCCTCCTTTTAAAGATTGGCTACACTCGATTTTAACGACATTTAAATAAATAAAAGGAGGGGATAATTATGCCACAACAGTCATTGGGCGAATTATTTACTTCGGTAATGAATACAGTGCCGAATGAAGAAACTCTTGCGGCAAAAGCGAATACAGCGAATCCAGTGTTTACGGGGAGTATTTCTTTAGGAAGGGCTGCGAATACTACAGTAGGAAATAATAGTTTTGCTATTGGTGATAGCGTAACTGCAAGTGGAACTAATTCTTATGCAGAGGGTTATCATACTTATGCTAATGGCAATAATGGTGCTCATGCTGAAGGATATAATACCAGTGCTTATGGTAGTTAGGGGTCTCATGCAGAAGGTTGCTTTACAACAGCTTCTGGTTTAGAAGCTCATGCTGAAGGGTCTTATACTGAAGCAAGTAATTATGCATCTCATGCAGAAGGATATTATACTATAGCAAACGGTGCTGCAACTCATGCATCTGGTAAATATAATGTTTCTATGATAAGCTATCCAACTTGGTAGCCTAATACGTCATATACAGTAGGAGATATAGTAATACGTTCTGGTCTTGAATATAAATGTATTGCTGATAATAATGATACTGCTTTTACTACAAGTAATTGGAAAAGAGTTAATGGACATAATACATATCAAGCTTTTGTGGTTGGAAATGGCGAGAATGCTAATGCTCGTTCCAATGCTCTTACATTAGATTGGTCCGGCGACCTTCATTTAGCCAAAGACGTTTACGTTAATGCTAATGCGAATGGTACGGGTGGAACAAAACTTGCCACTGTAAATGAGATTCCTGATACATCGGTATATGCTCCAAAGGCAAGTCCAGTATTCACCGGAAGTATTAGTTTAGGACGTAAATCTAATACTACTAATGGTAGTAATAGTATCGCGGTAGGTACTGATGTAACCGCATCTGGTACAAATGCTCATGCAGAAGGATATAATACTACTGCTTCTGGAACTTAGGGTGCTCATGCTGAAGGATATGAAACTACTGCTTCTGGGAGGTCTTCTCACGCTGAAGGTTATCATACTGAAGCAGCAGGACGTAATTCTCATGTATCAGGCAAATATAATCAAATAGATAACTATAATAATTGGCCAGAGTGGGAAGCTAACACTTCTTATTAGGTTGGTGATAAAGTAAAGAAAACTACCACATACGCTCTTAATACATATATATGTAAAACTGCAAATAATGATGCGACCTTTGATAGTAGTCATTGGAATACATATTATGAAATGAATTATGCTGAAATTGTTGGTAATGGTACTGGTACTGCCTCACGCTCTAATGCAAGAGCATTAGATTGGGATGGCAATGAGTATTTAAATGGTGATATTTACGTAGGTTGCGACGCGGATAGCGCGAATGGCGTTAAATTAGCACGCATTCCCGCCGCACCATCCACTGATGGTACATATATACTTCAGTGCGTAGTTTCTAGTGGCGTACCAACTTATAGTTGGATTAGTGCGCCTAATGCAAGTGGGGTGAGTTTCTAATGGGTATTAGATTAACAACTGATGCTGATTTAACCAGCGTTGCTAACGCTATTAGAACTAAGGGAGGGACTAATGCTTCCCTTAGTTACCCTACGGGGTTTGTAAATGCAATTGGAGCAATTTCTACTGGCGGTTCCGCGCCAGAGAAAGATGTAAACTTCATTGATTATGATGGAACAATTTTGTATTCGTACACCGCCGCAGAGTTTGCCAACCTCTCTGCTTTACCCGCAAATCCAACCCATAGCGGCTTGACCGCGCAGGGGTGGAACTGGAGTTTAAGTGATGCGAAAACATATGTAGCGAGTTATGGAAAGTTGTGGATTGGGTAGATGTATGTTACAACCAGCGGCGCAACTGAAATTGATGTGGAGATGTAGGAAGGGCGACTTTCTCCAATTCTTACAATTGCTGTAAATGGTACAATTAGTATTGACTGGGGAGATGGAACAACTCCAGATGAAGTAACAGGAACATCACTGACAACAAGATTGGAGCCAACGCATACATACGCAAACGCAGGAAAATATACTATTAAAATAAGTTAGACTACGGGAAGCGAATATAGCTTTTATTGTACCAGTAGCTATACATTATTACGAAAAAGCACAACATTAAATGAAAATAAAGTTTATGCAAACTGTATAAAAAATGTTAGAATAGGAAATGGAATAAAAACAATCTATTCCTATGCATTCTACTATTGTTATTCACTAACAAATATAACAATACCAAATAGTATAATAAATATAAAAAATAATGCATTCGTCGGTTGCTACGCACTAACAAATATAACAATACCAAATAGTGTGACGAGTATAACAAGTAATGCATTTTCGTCTTGCTCCGCACTTACAAATGTAACAATTCCAAATAGTGTAACGAGTATAGCAGGCTCAGCATTCTAGTATTGCTCCGCACTTACAAATGTAACAATTCCAAATAGTGTAACGAATATAGAAGCTTCAGCATTCTCTAATTGCCTTGCACTTACAAATATAACAATACCAAATAATATAACGAGTATAGGCAATTAGTTAATATATTATTGCGCTGCACTTGCCAACATAACAATACCAAATAATATAACGAGTATAGAAAGTAGTGCATTCTAGTATTGCTATGCACTAACAAATATAACAATACCAAATAGTGTAACGAGTATAGAGGCTTCGGCGTTCTCTAGTTGCTGCGGAGTCGCAGAATATCATTTATTACCAACTATCCCGCCAACACTTGCAAATACAAACGCATTTAACAGTATCCCATCCGATTGTATTATCTACGTCCCCTATTCCGCCGATCATAGTATTCTCGCAACTTATAAAGGAGCATCAAACTGGTCAACATATGCTGACTATATGTAGGAGGAACCACAATCATGATTATTACAGAATTTTACAGAACCCGCAAAGACGGAGTTAACCTATATAGAACATATTCCGATGCGAATATGCTAATTAAGCAAGACCAGACCGATGTCCTCTACGAAGAAGCAATTGACGTCGAGAATTCTGGTTATACATATACCGAAACCGAAACCCCAATTCCACAGGAAGAAGGTGAAGATAATGGCAATAACGATGACTAAACGAGGCCAACAGGATAATGTAGTTGCCTATGAATTTGTCTGTGATACCGCGGCGGATTTAGCAAAAATCGAACCATCATATATAACTATGGGTTCAACCGCGATTGTTATAGATGGTGACTCCGGCTTTGAGGTATATATGGCAAATAGCCAAAAACAATGGATTAACCTAAGCGGCGGTTCGGCCGCAGAAGAACAAGGAGGCGAATCCTAATGGATATAATTGATATTATGCTTGCAAAAGCATTAACTCCGCAAGGAAAAACTGATGCTTACGTAGCGAAAGCAAATAAAGCCGCACAGAAAGCAGCTAAAGCGGAGCAGGACGCAGCTTCCGCAATTGCTTCAGTAACTGCGGCCGCAGAGACAATCGCTACAGCACAAGAAGATGCTGCTGATTTACTTGCGGCAGCTCAAGAAGCATTAGAAACAGCGCAAAGCGCACAAATTAATGTTCCAGTCCTCTACACCACAACAGGCCAAAATGAAGATGGAACTATGACACAGAAGGCAATTACTGACGCACTCGCCGCAAAAGCAAGTGCATCTGATTTAGCCGCAAAAGCAAATACGGCAGATGTTGAAAGCGCATTAGCTAATAAAGCAGATGTAAGCGCACTTGCCGCGAAAGCAGATGCCTCTGCGCTAACTGACTATGCAACCAAAACTTATGTAGATGAAGCAGTTGCACAGGGTGGCGGAAATGCAACTATTTCCTTTAACCAGGGCGATAGCGGTCATATTACTGTAATTGGAAGCAATGGCGATCTAGTCGCGGGAACAGTAACTGAAGAAGCATTAATCGAAGCTCTACTTCAAACTGGTACTTTTATCGCGCAAGATGCGGTTGGCCTTGATATTGACTATGCAAATCGTACTTTTACTCGTACTCAAGAGGCTGCAAACAAATCAATGGGTAACGATTTCAATTCTTACTCCATGTATGGCGGCCGCACTAAGTGCAATGTAGCTGACGATGGTACTATCAATGCATTCTACGGCGAAAACGGATATACTGAAGATGGTTCTAATGGCCAGGTCATGATCTATCAACCAAAATTCTACTATAAGCGTATTTTCCGTACTACCGAAGAACTTGCAAATGGTACAGCAGTACGCCACGAAACCTTAATAATTTCTCCTACTGCTCAGCAAGGCTTTAAACTTGCTCCAATTTTCAAAGGAGATTTAGATTATGTACTACTACCCGCTTATGATGCTGGCCTAGTCAATAGTAAATTAGTATCAATTGCAGGTGTCAAACCAGTCGTTAATCTAACAGTAGCACAAGCTGAAGCTTATGCAACTGCGCGTGGAACTGGCTGGCATATTATGAATATGGCGGCAGAAGCAACCAACCAAATGCTTGAAATCGTAGAATTTGGTACTATGAATGGTCAGGCCGCGATTGAACAAGGTATAACCTATCTTCCAGATGGTGCTTCTAGCACCTGCTCCTTTATTACTGGTTCAACTGCTTCTATCGGAAATGGTACGGGTCATGCTGATAGTACTCAATACGATGTTAATGGCACTGTTTCTACTGCTAATGCAGATGGACGTCGTGCAATTACATACCGTGGTATGGAAAATCCTTGGGGCAACCTATGGTCCATGATTGGTGGTATAGACGTGCACGGGTCTAGCGCATCTCAAGGCGGCGCTATCTACATCTGTAAAGACTTCAACTATACACCAGGCATACTTAGTAACAACTATGAATCTATTGGTTTTAATCTCCCGTCCGTTTACGGTTGGATTAACGCAATGGGTAAAGGTACTGATGAATACGATTGGGTATATATGCCAATTGAATGTTCTCAAAGTGCTTCTAGTTCCGCGCCCGTAGGTGATAATCTATGGACAGTTGGTACACTAAATGGTACTATGGCAATTGCAACCGGCGGCAGCTTTGGTTATAAAGAAGATTGTGGTCCTTTCTATTATGCGGCTGACCGCACAGTATCTTAGACCTCTCGCAGTAACTATGGTGCTAAATTATTATTCATACCAACTAAAAATGCAACTTATACTGCTAATATCGCAAAATGGAATACTTATATGGGAGAGTGATTAATATGAAGGTACGCAGTTCTATAAAACCCGAACCAATTCAAGTAACTGCTAATTCTGTGTTGGTAGCAACCGACGTTACTCCCTATGAAGAAGAGTATGATGGCAGAGTATTCCGCGGCTACGAGTATGAATGTCGCGAATATACTAAAGATGAATATTTAATTGAGCTGGCGCGCGAAAACGCTGCATTAAAGCGTGATTTACTTGATACTCAACTCGCGTTAGTTGAATTATATGAGGGAGGTGGCGCGTTATGAGTATAGTAAGAATATATGCTAACCTCGTAATCAATGGCGTTAAAACCCTAGAGGAAGTTCCAGAAAAATTAAGATTAGCAGTTGAAACTTTAGTCAATCAATTACTTGACAAATAATTAACAATTATGTTATAATATTATTATAGTATTAGATCGCTGCTTCGCGCCGATAGTAATACTATAAATAAAGGGTGACCCTTTTGGGCACCCTTTATATTTTTTATTTGACAATTTTATATCGAATATGGTATAATATAACAGAGATATAAAATGGAGGTGTGTTAAGTGGCAAATGGAAGTCAAACTTTAACAACCTATTATGCAAAACGAATTATTGGCGATAGCGCTGCCGTAACCGCGGCAAAAGCGCTTCTGTAGACTGGCGATAATGTAACTACAGATCTTTGGCTTTTACATAGAAGTAATCGTGGTACTAGTTTGTATGGTATCTTATATAAGTATGATGGGACTAATGACCATGATAAATTATAGGTATATGGTGCTAGTAATGTAACTGCTTGGGTATAGTTAGATACAGGTGATACGTATTTAGCGGGAAAAGTGGGAATAGGATATGATCCGAATACTAGCGGAAATGTGTATAAGTTATATGTTAATGGAACTAGTTATTTTAACGGACAAATTGAAGGTGCGGGCGGTATAATTCTTCCTTGGATTGAATTATCAAGTGCAACTCCATATATTGATTGGCATTTTGGAAGTAGTAGTGCAGATTATACTAGTAGAATTATAGAATCTTCTTCTGGTTATTTAGAAGTTAATGCTAAGTTAGGAATTAATGGTTCTAATACTGGTTATAATTTTTATGTAAATGGTAGCTCATATCTTAATGGTAACACCACACATAATGGTATTATTTATTTTGCTAATGGGACTACTTATTATATTAATAATAGTGGTTATGGTAATTTACATGGCTTAAATTTAGATGCCAATTTAACTTTTAGTAATAGTGGTACAGATTTTCGTGGTATCAATTATGGTACAATGGGCGATAACGACTAGTGGAGAATCGGTGGTGCTGCGACTGGTTCCAATGCTGGCTATATGGAAATTGCGACTGCCGATGATGGCACTGAACCTATATATGTAAGACAATATACTGGAGTATTCAGTAGTCTTACGCGTACAGCTACACTTTTAGATGCAAATGGATATACTCAATTTCCAAGTCGAGTTGGTATTGGTATGAGCCCAGCATATAATTTAGATATCAGTGGTGCCGCACGAGCATCCGCAGAATTTTATACATAGACTAGTTTTTATGCTAGATATAATTTAATATAGTGGTATAATAATGCTTGGTGGACAACATTATGGAATCATGATAACGGTAATTTAGCAATATAGGCACTTGGTGGTAGTATATATTTAGGTTATACTAATACTACTGAGATTCATATAAACACCAATAGCGCTGAAAAAGCTTGTTTTGATGCTAATCATTTATATATTTGTTCACGTAATGCTGTAGCAGATCCTCACAGTGGTGCTGCGATTGAAATAAGAGAAACATCATATGGCGGTGCATATGATGGTAATGAAATATATTGCCCTCGTATAGGTTTCCACTGGGGAGGCCGTGTTGCTGCATGGCTAGGTTTACTTTCTGATGGATGGTTTAAACTTGGTAGAGAAAATGGTGCTTATTATGGAATAAGAACGGGATCACATGTTGCTTATGGTGATATTACAGCTACTAATAATTTATATGTAAGTACAAATAATACCACGGGTGGTGGCATTATTTTAGCTGATGATGGAGATATTGTAGATCTAAATGACGCTTATTGTTCAATGCGTTTTACTTATGGCGTTAGAATTTTTAGTGCTAATAGAGGTGGTTCTGCTGTTATAACATTAAACAGTTCCGGAGATGGAATTTTTAATCGTTATTTAACAGTTCATAATCGTATTTATGCCAAAGAATGGATTTAGTTCGATAATTGGACTGGTTTATATTCCCCTAATAATAATGCTCATTTTCTTCCTAATGCCGTTTCCTCTTATGGCCAATGGAGATTAGATGGTGGTCGTAATGGTTATAGTGGAATCCATCTAGGGCCAAATACAAATTATATGACATTAATGGATAATAGTTCGGATAAAGGATTATATTAGGAAGGATAGCGTTGGATAATATATTATAGTAGGGCAACTGGACGTTTATCATTAAGAGATAGCTATAGTGTAGGATGGGATACAACTAATAATGGTTCTTTCTTTTCTACTAGCACAATTGGAACATGGGGTCTATATGAATGTCATGCAAATGGCGCGGTTGCTTATTTTGGTTGTTAGAATACAAGTTATGTACACTTTACTAATAATGCCGGTCGCCCATACTATTTTGATAATAACGTATATGTGAATGGCACACTTTATTGGTATCCTAATAGCGCTTATTATTGGAATGGTAATGCGGGATATTCTTCTACATATTATACTAATAACTGGTTTAGAAGTTATAATGCTACAGGATGGTATAATGAAAGTTATGGTGGCGGTATTTGGATGACAGATCCTACTTGGGTACGTGTTTACAACGGTAAAGGTCTTCATGTTGACAATACTATTGAAGTAGCAGTAAATGGATATCCATCTGTTAGATTATAGAGAACAGACGCAGGAGAAGTTTCCTAGTATTTTATTAACAATACTGCTGGTTGGGCAATTGGTATTAATCCTTGGGGAATTGGTGCTGGTGGATTTGGTATTGGCCAATATTCTGGCGCAGGCTCTTCTACTTGGCGTTTTCGTATTGATAATAATGGATATTGTTATACAAATAGTTATTTAAATCTAGGCGCTGGTAATGAAAATAATGCATCTTCTCCTCCAAGAGTTTGGGGTACGAATGGTGGTGATAATTTTGTACGTTCTTATCAGACCCATTATTTACGTGCCGGTTATTTAGATGGCTGGGATTCAAATCCAAATAATTCTCATCCAGGTTATGGTGCGCGAGTATTCTATTCTTGGAATATAGGCCAAGCTTTTAACGATTCAGCAGGATATAGTAATGGTATTACTATTGGTAGTCATCCCGGAGATTAGGCTTATGGGTTCTAGATAGTTTAGAATATGTGGAATGATCAAACTTATACCAGACGTTACAATGGCGGATGGCAATCTTGGCGTACACTTATGAATTGTGAAGATAATTAGACAGTAACCGGTTTTAAAACTTTTACACAAAGTATTCATGTAAGTTAGAATAATGCCACTGGCGGTGGCATCATTCTTTCAGATGATGGTGATATTGTTGATTTAAATGATGGTTACTGTGCCTTACGATTTAGTTATGGTATTGGTATTACTACTGGAAATCGTAGCGGTGGATATGTAACACGTATTCATTCTAATGGTAATATTTATATGTCCCCTGATAGACGCATTGGTGAAAGTGGCGGAAACTTATATTTAGGAAATTCTGGTAACCAAGGATGGTTATATTTATAGGATACGGCTTCCTAGGCAGGACACGGATACTGGAGAATGTATACAGATGGAAGTTTATACTGTAATAAAGTAAGTACTAGGGATCCTAATGGCTTTAGAGTTGTTTATGGAAGTTATGGTTTTATCATTCGTAATGACTCATCTAATACATATTTCATGCCAGCCACAAATGCCGAAGATGGTAATACTTGGTATGGTCATTATAGTTATGTTGAAAATGGTAATGGTTTTTGGCATTTCGTGCGTGCATATGGTGCAGTTTGGAATGACTATGCTGAATATCGTATTGCAAATACGATTGAACCGGGTCGTGTAGTAAAAGATACTAAAAATGGTAAAATGGAGCTAGTTAACGAACGTCTCGCGCCCGCTTGTAAAGTTATATCAGATACATATGGTTTTGCAATTGGTGAAACTATAGATGCGAAAACTCCTATTGCGGTTAGTGGACGCGTCCTAGTATATCCATATTAGAGCTTAGATAAATATGAGATTGGCGCGGCGGTGTGCTCAGCACCCGGCGGTACGGTAGATATTATGACACGTGAAGAAGTAATGCAATATCCAGAACGTATAATTGGTACCGTGTCGGAAATACCAAATTATGGAATTTGGAAGCAAACTCGCCCAGATGTATCTGGCAAGAATAATCCTTATACACATGAAGTTCCTGTAAAAGGTCGTATTTGGATTTATGTGCGATAAAATCTAATATTTGAGTTGTAATGCTTCGTTAAAAATCTTTTACAAAATATTACAATCTAGTATTTGACTTTTTGTAAAATTTCTATTATAATAATATTGTAAAAAAGATAAACAATCTTTATGGAGGCTCTCATGAATAAGGACGAACTCTTACAGCAACTCTGCGCCGAAGTTCAACAAAAATTTGGCGAAGACTCCAGTAAAATGTTTTCAATTCTAATTCTAATAATATTTATGGATACCTCCAAATGGGAAATTCCATCTTATCTCCATGATATTCCCGAATTGCGCGAATATGTTGATTATTTGGAAAATAGTGAATTAGTAAAAGAAATTTTCGGTACAAAATAAATGTTTGATTATAATAATTAAACATTTGACAAAAAGTGAAATTTCATGTATAATATAATTGTAAAAGGGAGATAAAAGAAATCTCCCCAAGAAAAAATTTTAGAAAAATAATAATTAAATACTTGACATTTTCTAAAATTTGTGATATAATAAATATGTAAAGAGGAAGAGAAAATCTTCTCCCAAAAGAATAAATCCAATATTTGACAAAAAATAAATTTTATGATATAATATAAATGTAGAAAGGGAAAAGAAAAATTTGTAAAAAATATCAGATTTAATACTTGACAAAAGTTGAAAATCATGATATAATATAAGTGAAGAAAGGGAAAAGAAAAATCTTCTCCCTTCCCAAATAAATTGGGTATCTCGTTTCACTATCCCATGAACGGATACATTGGGTGAAACTGGTTATATATTTATCATCGAAAGTGCCAAAAGGTGATGGGTGATACGGTTATTTAGCACTTAGATGATAGAGAAATAAGTACGATTGAAAAATCGTACTTATTTTTTTTATATTCTTGGAAAAAATTATATGATTTTCTTACCGACTTCCTACATAATCTATGTTAGAAGGATTTTAATAAACTTATTACGTTCTACTAAATCCCAAAGCAGAGCGTGTAAGGAATCCAACACGATTAAGTAATAATATTATAAGTAGAAATAATAGGTTGTTATTTCTTATCTAACAAATAATATTATTTGAGGTGATTCAAATGGGTGAAAACGGTTTAACAGCCTCCGACGTGGCTTTAATGAGTCGTGATGGAGATGGCTTCGGCAATGGCTGGGGCGGAATGATTTGGTTATTCGCTATCCTCGCTATGATGGGTGGTGGATTCGGCTGGAATGGCAATGGCAACAATAGTAATGCTATTTAGGCTGACATTAATCGTGGTTTCGACAATCAGAACCTACAGGCGCAAACTCGTGATATTCTAGCCGCTGTAAATGCTGCTTCTATGGCCGGCATTCAGGCTACTAATCAAGTATATCATGATGTAGTAAGTTATGTAGGCGACAAATACGGCGAATTACAGCGTGATGTCGCCGGATTAGCAGTTGGACAGGCTAATCTACTCGCGCATCAGAATGACTGCTGCGGCGGCTTAACTCGTCAGATTATGCAGAATAATTATGATGCTGCTTTACGTGATGCTGCAACCAATGCTAACTTCACAAATTCAGAGTGTAAAAGATCTCATAGCACAAGATAAGATGGAAGCTATGCAAAATCGTATTAATCAGTTAGAACTACAGAATGCTTTAGCAGGCGTTGTACGTTATCCTAATGGATGGACTTATAATGCAGGCAATTCTCCTTTCTGTGGCGGTTGTAATATGTAATCCGAGTGTATTAAGTACACCAAACATACTAGGGACGTACTTAGTACGTCCCTCTTTTTTTATTAAGGAGGAATGATTTATGTTACAGGCTTATTCTGATAATCTTTCTGTTGCGGCTGAAGCGGCGTTTCCATTTAATAATGTAGTTATGGATAAAGGATGCGCGGAAACTTTAAGTGGTCCCGCAACAATTCAATTAAATAAACGTGGTGTATATTTAGTAGAAATGGATGGATACGCTACTCCAGACGCTACAACCGATGTAACGGTTCAACTTTATGTAAATGGTGTAGCGCAACCATAGGCTAAATCTACTTTTACTGGTACAGCAATTACTGCAACATCAACATTTGGTTTTAAAACTTTTGTACGTGTAGCAGAAAATAATTGCCCTTGCAACTGTATAGCAAGTCCTACAATTCTACAAGTTATGAATGCAGACACTTCTTTAAGTGATGCACATATTAATATTGTAGTTACTCAGATTAGATAATGAATGGCGGGCGGAAGCCCGCCTTTCTTTTTAAAGGGGGAATTGCTATGACAGTTGAAGAAATTTTTAATAAACTTGCTTCTCATATGATAGAAGGAACTTTATATCATGACGAGTTTGCACGCGCATTTGACTTTTTAGGCTTGTGCGGCTACGCTAAATGTCATGAATACCACTTCATAGAAGAAACAATGAATTATAAATGTTTATCCCACTATTATGCAACCCATTACTTTAAACTGTTAGAATTACAGAATATTGAGCGGCCAAAATTAATTCCTGAAACCTGGTATAAGTATAGTACTAAAGCAGTAGATGCAGGAACTAAGCGCAATGCAGTTAAAGATTTAACTAGTAAATGGGTGGAATGGGAAAGAGAAACTAAAAAATTATATTAGGAGATGCGGCAAGAACTTTGTGAATAGAAAGAGATTGCCGCGGCATTATTTCTTGATAACTTCATTTGTGATGTAGATAAGGAATTGCGCCATGCAGAAAAGAAACTTATTAAATTTGAAACGCTTGGCTATGACATAAATCCTATTATACATCAACAAGAATCCTTATATAAGAAATATAAGAAAAAATTAAGGTGGTGACACTCATGATTAGAGTAGTTTAGCGGAAACTTATTATTCCGCAAGGTGATACAGGAGAATTTTCAATTCCTACACTAGGGGATGTTTCCGTGGGCGACAAGGCTATCTTAGCCATATATGATAATCTAACACATGAAACTGTTGTAGAGAAGGTAATCAACGCAACACCAGATATGCTAACATTTACCTTTACAACAGAGGATACAATGAATTTAGAGCCTTCTGAAGGATTCCATCATAATCGTTATAGTTGGGACATTACTATCCAACGCAATCCACTTTATGATGAAAATCAAAATTTAATTCATTATGATGATGTAGATTCATATTATGCCGCCTATAAACTACCACCTTGTGTAATAAAGAGGGTGACGCGCAATGTACAAAAGTAATAGAGCGCGCACGCGTGACCTATTGCTTGAGTATGATCTTCGTATTATGCCTCCTCGTCCGCGTGCTGCGGGATTATCAATGATATATCCGTGGTTAAATAGTAACTATCAAGATGGCAGTTGGGTTACTTTACCTATTCCGCAAACAGAAGAATTTGCTACAGTATATCCATGGGAATCTGTTGGTTTAAGTATGCTGGGCGATCAAATTTATCTATTAGCCGCGCAAAGTGGTTATCATGGTACTCGTGAAGAGTTCCATCATTATTTTGGTTCTTATCTTGAAACTAATAGATGGGAGATTCTATTTGAAGAATATGACAATTTCCCAGAAACTGGTGAAATAGATAAGTTGTATTTTGATTTAAATGAAAAAATCCTATATTATTGGAATAATGAATATATTCCAGTTAATGCAATGCTTATTGCACATACAATCTTGAATGGAGGTGAACCATAATGGCTGATAATACTTTGTTAGTTACTTTACGAATTAAAAGTGCAATTGCTAGCAATTGGGTCACCAGAAATCCTGTTTTAGCACAAGGCGAATATGGTCTTGAAACTGATACCTTCCTCCTAAAAGTGGGTGATGGTGTCAGAGATTGGGAACATTTACCTTATTTAAATAAGTTAAATGCCACATATTTCCAGCGCGCAAATGATGGTTCACTTACATTCAGTAATTCCTTTATGGAGACTATTAATAATATAATTGCAAACGCAGGCGGCGATGCACATCTAGTTATTAATGATGATCCAGAAGAAGAAACTGATCCAGTTAACTTACGTTACTTAGAATGGGCAATTGCACACGCGGGCCATTTAAAACGTGCCGTTGTAGAAGAATTGCCCGTAGAAGATATAGATGAAAATACTTTATATATGATACTCGCGCAAAGCGGAGATCAGTATGAAGAATATATGTATATTAATAATGCATGGGATATGGTAGGCACCACCGGAGACGGCAACGGCTACTAGCTTCCTGTTGCAACATCCGCTCGTCTTGGTGGTGTTAGAGCTTCATCTCTAGCAGATTATATTAATGTAACACAAGAAGGTTTTATGACCTTAAATCAAGTATCAACCTCCTTATTATATATTCCTAACGGGGATACACTGATTCTCTATGGAGGTACAGCTTAATAGGAGGTGAATTAGGATGGCGAATGATAATCGCTTAACAGTTACAATATTGTTACGCTATGATACATATAGTAATTGGATGAATAGTGATCTTATTCTTGGCGCCGGTGAAGCTGCGATTGCAGCTTTCCCTAATCTAAATTCTACCCTTCCTCCTACTGCAGTAGGCATAAAAATGGGCGACGGCAGACACTATTTTGATGAATTACCTTGGATTCAAGCCGTCGCTGCAGATGTATATGCTTGGGCTAAAGCATCTAATAAACCTACATATACTGCTAATGAAATTAGTGGTTTAGCTGAATTTATTGCCGCACACACAAGTGGTGGTGGCGGTGGAGGAAGTGCCGGTAGCGGCTCTTATCAAATAGTTTATGATAATGTTTCTAATAAATATATCTTGCAATAGTGGGATGAAAGTTTACAAGAATGGGTAAATACATCAAGTATGATTGATTTTAGTGATGTATTATATCGTTTAGATTGTATTGAGCGCTGGGCAAATGGTGAGAAAACTAATATTGGCAATATCTATGACCCAATCACATCTATTGTATATGAAGAAGTATTAAACTATATTAATAGATTAGATGTAACTGATACCGCTGTAGCTCATCAATTTGTCACACAGGTATCTCAAGTCGATGGTAAGATTCGCGTTAGTCGTTCTATACTCACTGCATCAGATATAACTTCTGGTGTATTTACTACCGCACGCGGTGGTACTGGTTTATCACGCGTAGAAAGTGATGAAATTCTTACAGGTAGTGCTACAGGAGAAATTACTACTCGTACATTTGTTACAGAAATAGATTCTAATAGCCGCAATAGTTTAGCTACTGTTGGCGCAATTATAGACTATATTGCAGAAATGACTGCGGGTTTAACAGGGGCAATGCATTTTGTTGGCGAAGCAACAGTAGCTATTCCCGCGGGAGCAAATGTTCGTATCGACCCACAAATTCCTGGCTATGTATTTCGTAATGCACAACCCGGCGATGTAATTCTAGCAAATAGCGCGCAAGAATTTGTTTGGACAGGTACTAATTGGCGTCTACTAGGTGATGAAGGTTCTTATGCAATTAAAGGTAGTATTGTTAATGCTGATATTTCTGAAGAGGCGAATATCGCACAATCAAAAATCGCGGGCTTAGACGATACATTCAATACTAAAGTAGATAAAGTAGAAGGTAAAGGCTTATCTTCTAATGATTATTCTGATGAAGAAAAAAGTAAACTTGCTGATATTGAAGATTATGCTCAAGAAAATGTAATTGAGCATGTATTTCTCAATAATGAGGAAATACTTCCTTCTACTGTAAATGGATTAGCTAAAACTGTAGATATTCATTTTAATGGCATGAGCCAAGAACAAAGTGATAAACTAGATGGTATTGAAGATGGTGCACAGGTTAATGTTATAGAACAAATAAAACTTAATGGCACTCCAATTACACCGGATTAGTATAAAGCAGTTAATATTCAATTAGTAGAATTCACTACTGAAGAAAAAGAAAAACTAGCTACTATAGAGGAAGGTGCACAAGTTAATAAGATTGAAAAGATCTTTATAGATGGAGAGGAACAAGAACCAGATGAAGAAGGTATTGTAACTCTTACTAGTAATCCGCATACAGAACATATCAATGTTATTGAACATATTTTTGTTAATGGAAATGAATTAGTTCCATAGACTGTAAATAACGAGCCGAAGTCTGTAAATGTTATTATTGACGCCGCGGCTTTAAATCTACAAGTGCTTGAGGGTGCTCGTTATCCAACAGGTCCAAATACTTATGCAGATGTAGAAATTACAAATAAAAAATTAGAATTAGCTCGTATCGCAGCTACCGGCGATGTAAGCGACTTATTACAAACTCAGGATACATATATCATATTTAATTGCGGTAGTAGTACAGAAGTAATTTAACTTGACTGGAATGATGTCAAGGAGGTGTTTTTATGGCGACAGCTAATAATACCATAAAAACGAGAATTCAGTTGAAAAGTGATACTGAAGCCAATTGGAATAAGGCCGCGCCTAAAGACAATTCTCCGGGTTTTGTGCCTCTTAATGGTGAGCTTATCATCTATTCAGCTGATAATGCTCACCCCTTTTCTCGTTTAAAGGTAGGAGACGGATAGACTAATGTAGTTAGTCTACCATTTATTGATGCTGGAACTCTAAATGGGGATGAAGCTTTCTTATTAAAATATGCTAATTATAATAGTTTTCCTAACACAGGTGCAACTGATAAACTATATATAGATTTAGCAACAACTAATATTTATCATTATGTAAATGGCACCGGTTATATACGTCTATCACAATTACAAGTATCGACTGCAACTATTCACGATGTTGTTTTCTGGGGCGCTGGCTCTGCTACTACCGTATCAGTAGTAAATGGCGTGTTAACAATTAAGAACGGTGTTGCCCCATAGTTATTAACAGCAGATACTACAGTAGTTACTAATGTTGTAGGAGGACTTACCACATGAGTTATATAGGTAAAGCTGATATAGGATTGGATAGATATTCTTTTGGTAGTACATTATATGGTATATGTGATACGGCTATTGGATTACACGCAAAAGAAGTTGCCCTAGCTGATTTTGATAGATTCTTTAATGGAGTTACAGTTTATGTAAAATTTAATCGCGGGAATAATGCAGCATCAAATGTAACTTTAAAAATCGGTAGTACTTCAGCTCTTCCAGTAATTGGTATTTGCACCTGTGGAATTGGAGAAATTCTTGCATTTACCTATGAGGAAAATGCTTCTTCCGGAGATTGCTGGCGTACCCATACATGCGGCGATGTTGTTTCACATAGCGAATTAGATGCGACTATTGCCGCAATGCCGCAGGCGATGGTGTTCAGAGGAATCTTTAATGATTTACCAGATTCAATCGCTAGTTATACTAACTACAATGGTGGCGACATGATAATAGTTGGTAAAAAAGAATATATGTATAGAAAAGGTAATTCAGCATCCGCGACTGAATCATATTGGATAGAAATGGGTGACGAAGATTCTTATGCTCTTGAATCTAATCATACAAATATAAATACAGTAGGAACATGGACAGATGCAACAGTAGATAATGGAATATTGGTTTTACCATCACTTTCAACAAATACTGTTAATGTTATTATTCCTCGTACATGAGGTGATATTATATGGGTTATATCTATGGTATACGATCCAGCTCAGAGACTCATTTAATTGAGCCGTTTTTATATGCTGAAGCAACAGGAAATAGTATTGGTTATATTGTAAGTATTCCTAATTATGTTATAACTACTGGCACTATAATCTTTATAAAAGTTCCTACTAATAATGCTGATGATGTTACACTAAAAATTAATAGTGGTACAACAATTCCTATTTATTATCAAAGTGCTGCTCTTACTGCAGGAATGTTAACTGCAGGATACACATATGCTTTAACATATGATGGTACAGTTTGGAATGTTTTAAATAATTTATAGCAAGCCTCTGTTATTACTATAGATAGCTCCGGCGGATTAGAGGATGGCGCGAATGGATTAAAAATTAAAAATAGTGGTATTATCAACGCAATGATTACCGATGGTACTATTGCAAATGGTAAATTGGCGCACTCCTCCATCACAATCGCAGGAAATGAAGTTGCATTAGGAGGCTCTATTAGTCTTTCTGACTTAGGGTTAACAAGTGTGTTGCATTTCAAAGGATTCGCCATTAATAATTCATTAACAGAGGGCAGTAAATTAAATCCTTTTATTAGTTCTAATTCTCCTCCTCTATATAATGGAGAACCCGGCGATGTAGTAATAGATTAGAATAAAGAATATGAATATGTTTGGATTGATAGTAGTGAGGGTTGGGAACGTCTCGGCGGCAATAATACATATAAGATTGTACAGACTGCAGTTTCTGATCCTACCGCAAGTGGAGCTACGAATGCCTTTATTGATTCTATTTCTTAGAATGAAAATGGCGCGATTACTGTTACTAAAAAATATGTATCTGGATGGTAGTTCCCACGAAAGGTTTATACTGATTTAACAACAGCATCTACAAATATTACTATTAATGGTGATAATGAAAATGCATCTGCAGTAGGCATAGGTATAGATGGTGTTTTAGGAGTGAATAATGGCGGTACTGGCGCTGACGAGTATGAATGGACCGCTGGCGGTATTTTATATGGTAAACTAAATCAATCTACTAAATATTATACTTCAATAGCTGGTTCATAGTATCAAATTCTTACTTCCGGTGGCACTGGAGATCCTGTATGGGCTACAGCCGCGCTTCTAGAAAGTGTTGTAAATAATACACCTAATGCCCAAAATTATACAACACTAGAATTAGGTAATGATGTAGATATTACTAGAACTAATAGCGGTCACTCTGAAGGCCGTTTAATATTATATTCTGCTAGTACAGAGGCACATATTCTACGTGGTCTTAGTACCACTATTGGATATACACATATGCTACCAAATTCAGACGGTTATATTTTATAGTCTGAAAATGCTGGCGCAGTAGGTAGTAATACTTAGCCTATATATATTGCAGCCAATGGTATTGCAACCGCTTTAACTTATACTCCAAATCGTTTATATTATAGCGATGCAATCCAAACCGGTCAAACAGATTCTACTAGTTTTATTCCAGGTAACTATTTTGCAGATGGAAGTAAATTAGGTATTAATCTTACTTCGTGGCCGACGTCTAATACTAATCCACTAACAGATGTATTATACGTTAATGGTGGAACCTTAATAGAAGGAGTTTTAAAAATTCTTGATACAACTGATATATCAGTAAACTCTGGCGGCGCTCTAATAGTCGCTGGCGGTGTAACTATTGATAAGAAGTTATATGTAGATGATAGTGTTACATTTAATGATACATTAGATGTCGCTGGCGCATCTACTCTAACTGGAAAAGTAGGTATTGGTGCGGCTCCTTCTACTAGCAACTATATATTATACGTTAATGGTACGTCATTATTTGAGGGACATATTTATCCAGAATCAGATAATACATATGA